CCACCTCTGGAACTATGGCCTGTACGACCTGACAAGATGTCTCCGGTGCCCGATGCGGACCAGTTTATCAGCGGTTATCTCTACAGGAATGGCTCCGAGGCTGTCCCTTTGAGCGCTGAGCCGGGCAAGGCAGACGTTATTTTCCTCCGGCGTCCCAATCCGCTTGACCTGTATCGCGGCGCCGGCCCGGTTCAGTCAATCCTGATGGACCTGGATGCTGAGCGGTTCAGTGCTGCCTGGAACCGCAACTTCTTCCTGAACAGCGCCGAGCCCGGCGGAATTATCGAGATTGACCGCAACCTATCGGATGATGAGTACCAGGAGATGACCTTGAGGTGGCAGGAGCAGCACCAGGGCGTTGCCAACGCCCATCACGTGGGCATTTTGGAGCGCGGAAAGTGGGTAGAGCGCAAGTACACGCAGCGCGACATGCAGTTTGCCCTCCTCAGACAGTCAAACCGTGAGGTTATCATGCTCGCATACGGCTTCCCGAAGTCCCTTCTGGGCGTTACAGAGACCGTAAACCGCTCAACTGCTGAGGCTGAGGAGATGGTATTCGCGCGCTGGCTTCTTCGTCCACGGCTCGAACGCATCAAGCAGGCCCTCAATGAGAAGCTTCTGCCGCTGTTTGGGGCCTCTGGACAGGGCGTTTACTTCTCATACGAGAACCCTGAGCCCCCGGACCACGCTCAGGAGACCCTTGACCTGACTGCAAAGACCAATGCAGCTAAGGTTCTCATCGACTCGGGCTTTGACCCTATCGAGGTCTGCGAATATCTGGACCTGCCACTGACTACCTTCTCGAAGCCGGCGCCCGCGCCGAACCCGTTTGCTGCTCCGACGCCGGGGGCTGACCTGGCAGCCGCCATGCTGAACAAGGTCGACCCTGTGACGGCCGCGCGCATCATCCTTGAGTCTAACTGGACCAAGCGTCTGGAGACAGAGCGGAAGGACCTGGAGAAGCACCTTGATTAGCCCTGACGACGTTGCAAAATGGCTTGCCGGCCGTAATTGGCAGGCTCGTTATGGCGCTGAGACAGAGGCTGAGTTGACTGACCTGTTCGAAGCCGTGCTTGTACAGGGGAATGTACCCGTCGCGCAGGCGCATCTGCGGGCTGTCGAATATGCGGCTACGCGGTCCGGCGCCCTGATTACGGGCCTAGAGGACACTACGCGTGAGTACGTCCGGGACCTTGTAGGCTCTACCATTGAAAGCGGCGGCACTGTCAAGCAGCTAACTAGTGCGTTAAGCGATGGCTCAGTCTTCTCTCCCGCGCGCGCGCGCACGATTGCTCGTACCGAGACGACTAAGTCGCTTAGGACAGGCAAGCGGGAGATTGCATTGGACCAGGGCCGGGATGAGCAGCATTGGCAGACGAATGGTCCTGATGCCTGCCCGGACTGCCAGGCCAATGAGGACGCCGGCTGGATAAGCGTTGATGAGGACTTCCCGAGTGGCGAAGACACCCATCCTAGCTGCGAGTGCAACATCACCTATCGGACTGCCGCCCTCCATGAAGACAAAGGCGAAGAAGACTAGATTCTATCCCCGAGCCCCAGGCGCCGATGCGCTGCCTGTGCTCTTTCGTCCGCCGCAGACGCCGCGTACCGCTGGAGCATTGACCTAGACCGCCAGCCCGTTATCCTCATCAAGTCGCCCTCATTACCCCCGTGTGATAGCCAGTCGTGTGCGAATGTGTGTCTGAACTGGTGGGGATGAATATTCAGGCCAATCTGCCGGCCGCGCCTCTTAACCATCTGGAATATACCCGTACTGGTGAATCGACCTTTATGCCCAACCCATAGCCAGGGCGATGCTGGATAAGACCTCCGCTTCCTGATATATCGGTCAAGAGCCTTTACCGTCTTTGCTCCAATCGGTAGGTCCCGCGTCCGCTGTCCCTTCCCAACAACGCGAATCAGGCCCAGGTCCAGGTCTACGTCATCGTTCTTCAGGCCCGCAATCTCCGCTCGACGTAGTCCTGTATCCATGAAGATGCGCAGTATCGCCGCGTCCCGCCGGTCCTCCAGGCCCCTTCTCTTTTCACACGTCGCCAGCAGCGCCCTCAACTCCTCTATGCGTAGGATTGGTGGCGGGTTTTCAGGGACCCTGGGTGGCTTCATCTTCGCCATTGGTGAATCCCTGATTTCCCCTTCTTCTTCCAGCCATTTGAATAGAGATTGGAGCCCCCGGTAGCGGTTGTTGGCGGTCGCAGGCTTCCGGCGCTCCAGCAAGTACGCAATGAAGGCTTCTACATGCTCCCGATGCACCTTTGCTACGTCTAGCGGCATGTCGTGGTTAGCCAGGAAGCGCATGAATTGCCGGGTGCTTTCGATGTACGTCTGGACCGTGCGCGGGGATAGGTTCTCTGCTCGTAGGTGTCGACCAAAGCTATCAGCACTGACCCAAATGTCGCCCTGTGGTATACTCACCATGCCCTCCTCTGGCGGGTAAACGGACGAACAATTATGTACTGTTCACGGCGGATTTGTCAAGGGAAATTAAGCAGGGACTGTAGACAGGTTCGTAACGAGCGGGAATAGCTCAGTTGGTAGAGCATCTGCTTCCCAAGCACAAAGCCCCCATCAGTAACCCCTAGATTTCACCTTCCCACGAAACATCTTGCAATTATGTGCTGTTCGCGCTTGACAAAATCTGGTCGACGCTATACGATAGAGGTAGGACTGGAGTAATGAAGGCTGATACTATCAGTCAGAGCACGTCCTCAGCGGGGTAGTCTGATGGAACACCTTAACATTATTGACTGCATAATCCAGGGCGGCTCAGTCGGAGTGGCAGTTCTGACTCTACTCGTACTCTACCGGCTGCTCTGCATTGGTTCTTCTCTAATGGACAACCACCTCATTCATATCTATATCGCCCTAACCAGTTTGAACGAGAAGCTCGACCGCCTGATTTCTGTTGCTGACCGGGCTAATCGGCGGGTGCGGGCACAGGAAAAGAAACGTGTGGGCGAAGGGAAATAACATGAAGACGAACAACTGGTATAGGATGGAAAACCTCGCCGGCCCGGAGACTGACATCTACGTCTATGCCGCAATCGGCAAGGATGGCGTCTCTGCTGCTGACTTCGTACAGGACCTTAGAACGGTCAAAGCGAAGGTTATCAACCTGCACATCGACAGTCCGGGCGGCTCGCCGTTCGAAGCCGTAACAATGCTAACCGCTCTGAAGCAGTCTAAGGCGGAAGTCCGGGTCTTCGTAGATGGCCTGGCTGCCTCTGCTGCTTCTGTTCTGGCGATGGCCGGCACTCGAACCGTCATGGCGCAACACTCGTTTATAATGATTCACGAGGCGCATAGCTCGGAGGCGGCCGGCAGTGCGGACGACATGCGTAAGCTCGCGGACATGCTGGACATGATGTCCAACAACATCGCTGACATCTACACCAAGCGCGCGGGGGGCACGGTTGAGGAATGGCGGGCGAGAATGGCCGTAGAGACCTGGTTCACTGACGAGCAGGCCGTCTCTGCGGGACTCGCAGATGAGGTTGCAACCGATGTCCTGGCCGTCGCTAACCACTTTGACCTTTCCGAGTTTGAGCATCCGCCCGAGCTACCAGCGCCAGAGCCTCTAGAGGCTAAGGTCGATTGGGCTGGAATCTTTGACGAAGCCTTTATGGGGGTGTTGTAGATGAAATGATTGCAACATCTCTAGCCATACATTCGTAAGCAAACATTCGACAAGGAGAATCAAATGACCAAGCCAGTGAAAAGTGCAATCCCAGAGACCAGCGAGGAACTGGCTGAGCTTCTGATGGACGACGCCCGGCGTACCGCCATCTTTGCGGACCCGGAGCAGTCCAAAGAGTTCCTGGCTGCCTACAGCAAGGCCACCAACAAGGTGGGCGACGTTTCCAAGCTCGTAAGCGAGCAGGTTACTGCTGAGTTGACCAAGTTCCTCAAGGAGCAGGGAGTCAGCCGGCCTGACCTTACCCCGGAGAAGATTGCCGCCATGCCGAAGGGCCACAATAAGAAGGCCATCGGCGCCGGCATCGACAACGTGTTCGAGGACCACACCGACTACCTGAAGGCGACGTGGTTCAAGAACCCGGAGCGTGATGGTGATGAGCGCATACGGAAGATTCGGGCCTATTCTACCGGCACTCCGAGTGACGGCGGATTCCTGGTCCCGGAGACCCTCCGCTCGCAGCTACTGGCCGTTGCCCTAGAGACGGCAATCGTTCGCCCGCGCGCTTTCATCGTCCCAATGGAGTCGCTATCGGTTCCGTTCCCGACCGTGGACAGCCCCTCCAACGCGAAGGGCTCCCTGTACGGCGGTATCGCTACCGGATGGACGAAGGAAGGCGAAGCCTTTACCCCGTCCTCGGCGACGTTCGGCCGCATGGTGCTTGAGTGCAAGAAGCTGACCGCTTACGCAGAGGTTCCGAACGAACTGCTCAGCGACAGCATTCTCTCGCTCGAAGCATTCCTTAACCAGCGAGTCCCGGAAGCCATCGCTTTCGAGGAGGACTGCGCATTCCTGACGGGTACAGGCGTCGGCGAGCCCGAGGGCCTTCTGCTCTCGAAGGCCGTTGTTCTGGTAGCCCGTGATACCCCGGCTCACATCAAGTACGCCGATGTGGTCAACATGTACTGCCGCATGCTCCCGGCTTCCATAGGCCGTGGCGTTTGGCTTGCCAGCATCGACTCGTTCCCGGACATTGCACAGATGGCCCTGAACGTCGGTCTTGGCGGCTCGGCGGTGTGGATGGGCTCGGGCGTCGGTAGCCCGCCGGTTACTATTCTAGGCCGGCCGGTCATCTTCACCGAGAAGACCGCGCAGTTGGGCTGCGCCGGAGACCTCTGCTTCGTCGACTTCGGTTACTACCTGGTAGGCGACCGCCAGTTGATGACGCAGGCTTCCTCGCAGGACTACAAGTTCGGCAACGACATGACTGCCTACCGCTGGATAGAGCGCGTGGACGGTCGCGGCTGGCTCGCCCAGGCCATCACTCCGCGAAACGGCGGGGCTGACCTGAGCCCGTTCGTGGTTCTGGACACCTAGAAGCAATCGGCTAGGGGTAGCATTCAAACCCTGCCCCTAGCCTTTCATTAGCGCATTGACACCCGCTGATAGAAGGAGAGTCAAGTGAAAGGTCTAGGTAAGGACTTCAACGTAGTGGCCCTGGCGGACACCCTTCAGATTGACCTGACGGATGCCCTGGGCGTCACATTCGTCTGCTACGGCGTAGACGTGTATACGCTCACGCAGGACAACGCGGCCGGTGACGGGCCGGACCCGCTGACGTGCATCAACGACTTCTATGCCAGCGATGGTGTGGGCGCCGTTTGGACGCACGAGATAGCCGACGACAACGGCGCGCTGGCCGACAACGACAATGTCGACGACAGCGCAGATTGTGTGGTCATCCACGTCGATGCGGCTGACTTGGCCGATGGGATGACGGGCGTCATCTGCACCGCAACAGCAACCGGCGTCGTCACCGCTATCCTTCACAGTCTGGCGATTCAGCGGGCTCCTGAGAACCTGCCGTCGCCGGTAGTGTAGGAGGTGAAGCATGACCAACGCAGAGATTCTTAAGGTCTACCAGGACAAGGCCGTGGGGGGAGACGCGGAGTTCATTGCGTACCTCAAGCAGGTGCTTGATGTTTACGCGACGCTTCCCGCTGCTGACCCGGCCAATGGTGGCACCCCACCGGCTTGGCGAAACGGCACTACCCTGACCAAGAGCACGTAACCAATCGAGGAAGGACTGACTCCTGTGTGCCCTCCGGGAGTCAGTCCGACCTTGAGGGAGCAATCATGTCCTGGGACCAACTCACAGCTATTAGCCAAGAGGCCAGAGACCTCAAGCGCCAGCAGGACCAGCAGCCCCCGGTTGCTTGTCCTAACGACGGTGAGCCGCTGAAGCCCGGACCACATGGCGGGCTTTATTGCAGTTTTTGTAAGTACAGGTATGGACAGGCATAGCTCATTCGTGATATAATGGAGTTGGAGGGACCTGCCCTCCGTACAATCGAATACAATCTGACCGACACGCAGAAAGCAACGTAGAGGAAAGAGATGAACGCTCCAACTTACGCCACTCGTGAGGCGTTTAAGGCCGCGACTGGCGTCACGGGATTCGACTCCAAAATAGACCGCCTCCTGAACTCATCTTCCAGGCAAGTTGACGGAAATCTCAGGCGTCATTTCTTCCCTATTGCTGCTACCTATGCCTATCAGTGGCCCAACCTCTGGCAGAACACGGTCCTGCGGCTCTATCTAGGCAGGGACCTCCTGGAAGTCACGTCCATTACATCAGGCGGCAAGCCTATGACTAGCTTTGTGCTCCAGCCGTATAACGACGGCCCGCCCTACAGTCGCATCGAGGAGGACCTGTCCAGCAATGACGCCTTCTCGATGGCCGCTATCCGCCAACTCAGCATCTTGATTGAGGCGACGTGGGGCTACTCGAACGACACGGCGCCTGTGGGCCTGCTGGTGGACACCATTACCGACGCGCAGACAGACCTTGAAGTCCCTGACGCTGGCAAGGTGGGCATCGGAGACCTCATCTTCTGTGGCACGGAGGCCATGCTTGTAACCGACCGGGCTCTGCTTGACACTACTGAGACGCTTACGGCCGGCACTTCCGATAAGAACAATGACCTGGTCGTCTCTGTAACTGATGGCTCGGTCTTCTTCGCTGGTGAGACTATCGTAGTGGACTCTGAGCGCATGCTCATAACCGGCATTGCGACTGACGACCTGCTGGTCCAGCGTGCCTACGATGGCTCTGTAATAGCTGCCCATCTTACAGCGGCGGCGGTCTACGTAGCCCGTACTCTTACCGTGGAGCGGGGCGCAGCCGGCACGACCGCCACCGCCCATACTGCCGCTGACCCCATTACCAGGAACGTCCCGCCCTTGCTCATCTCGGACCTGGTGCTGGCTGAGGCTATCACGCGCTTTCACAATGAGAATGCTGCCTATGCGCGTAGCCTGGTTTCTAATCAGAGCGTCTCTATCGAGGTGACAGGTAAGGCTTTGAAGGACCTACGCGAGCAGGTTGACAACTGTTACTACAGGGCAAGAGGACCGGCGAGCATCTAATGCTGTCAACGACTGTCACTCTAAGCGGCCCGTTCTTTGCTGGTCCACTCTCACCAAAGGTGGGGCAGATGCTCGATAACGTCATGCAGGAGCTTGTCGAGAAGGGCGAGGCCCGGCTTGGACAACTGCTCCAGAAGGGCGGGGTCTATCTGGCCGATGGGACCTCTACGGGCCACTACCGTCAGAGCATTACAGGAGAAGTCAGGCCAGACCACTCGGCCCTCATCACTGATGGCGGGGTTGTCTATGGTCCCTGGCTTGAGGGCGTGGGCAGCCGCAATGACACTACACGGTTCAAGGGGTATGCGACCTTTCGGAAAGTCAAGGACTGGCTCCAGGAGCAGGTCCCGGATGTCCTGGTCAAGCATGTTAGCGAGTTGGTTCGGGAGCTAGACTAATGCCCTCGCAGATGAAGTCAGCAATGGTGAATCTTATAAGCGCCTTCCAGGGGCTAGGCATCTTCGACCGCGTGCAGGGCGTCGAGCCTAAGAGTCCGCCTGGCAACGGCATTACAGCGGCGGTCTATCTGTCAAGCGTAGGCCCTGCTGCCAGTGTCAGCGGACTCGACCGGGCTTCTGCTCTGTACGTCTTCACCTTGCGCCTGTACAGCAACATGCTCCAGGAGCCGGCTGAGGACATCGACCTTAACATGGTGGCCTGCATCGACCAGGTCTTCGATGCCCTTGCTGGAGACCTGGACCTGGGCGCCACAGTCAGGAATATAGATTACTTCGGCGAGTGCGGGACGCCGCTTTCGGCTAAGGCCGGGTTTGTGGATGTCTCCGGGACGATGTTTCGGTGCGTCGACATTACAATTCCGCTTATCGTAAACGATTCAATGGAGACATTCGCATGAAGACTTCAGGACTAACTGACCACATCTATCTCGGGGGCTACGACCTCAGCGGTGACATCGGCGCTGTCCAGAGCATCAGTAAGAAGCAGGCCCTCATTGAGGACACCGGCCTGGACAAGTATGCCCTGGAGCGGCTGCTCGGGCTCTGTGAAGGCGGGCTCAGCTTCAACTCCTGGTATCAGGGCAACGCTCCGACCGGCCTGCATGAGATTCTGAAAGACCTACCGAACGCTGACAGGCAGGCGCTCTACTTCCGGGGCATCCTGCTCGGCGGTTGCGTGGCCTGTATCACTGGCAAGCAGGTTACATACGACGAAGCGCGCGCGGGCTCGGGCGCGATGACGGGCAAGGTTGACCTGAAGTCCAGCGGTGACGTTGGGCTGGAGTGGGGCGTGGGCCTTACGCCTGGTTCCATCACCAGCCTTGCGGCCGAGAAGGGCCTGGGCGTTGACTGTCTGGCTGGTATTGCCGGCTCTCTGACTGCCTACCTACAGGTCCTTGCCTTCGTAGGTACGGACGTGACGTTCAAGATTGAGCACTCGGTCGACGGCGACATTGACATCGCGGCCGATGACAACGCCGTCCTGCTCCAGTGCAACCTGCTGAACAACCACACCTACACGCCGAACGGCGCCGGCTACAGTTCGCTGCACACACGCAAGGTCACTATCGATGTTGTCGACACGGGCGCATCGATAGTCGCCGGCACGGTCACAGTCACAGGTACGGACGCAGTAGGCGCACCGTTGGTCGAGGATGTGAGTATCGCGGGCGGCGCCGGTTCGTATGAGACAGTGGGCCGCTTCAAGACCGTCACTCAGGTCAAGACCAAGAACGATGTGGTCGTTCTAGGCGGCGGCGGCGATGAGAAGATAACGGTCGGGGTCAAGGCCCTTGCCAGCACCTACTCTGTCCTGGGCTCGTTTGTCCAGACGACAGCCGCTCGGACGGTCCAGCGCGTGGTCCTTACGGGTCCAGTCAAGCAGTTCTTGAGGGTCTCTGTCACGACAGCGGCAGGGTTCACCTCTATCAATTACGTAATAGCAGCCATCCGGTAGACCCGGAAAGAAGGAGTAATCATGTCGAAAATTACAGGGCTCGGGATGCAGGTTGAGGTTGACGACTCGGCCGGCGTGCCCCAGGACATCAGCAACGACATCAACGACATAACCGTCAACACGTCGCGGGGCGAGCAGGACGTGACGGGGCTCGACAAGGAAGCTATGGAGCGGTTGCTTCTGCTCGGCGATGCCTCTGTCTCTATCAAGGGTACGTTCAACGCGGCGCTCTCGCACGCGGTCTTCAAGGACTTCGGTACGCTGTTCGCGGGCGAGGTCGGGCGCACAGTGACCCTGACCTATCCGGGCGCTGTCATCCTGGAGATGGAGATGGTGTTCGAGAACTACGACGTAGCTCGTGCAGCCAACGGCGCGCTGACCTGGACCGTTACTGGAAAATTGTCGGATGGGACAGTTCCCACCTGGGCGTAAGCGAAAGAAGGAGGGCTAAGATGCCTAAGTTCAAGTTTCATCAGCGGACAGCGAAGCTCATCTTCGAGGATGAGGACTACGCAGGCGCCGAAGTGCGGGTGTCTCTGGACTTCCCGATAGGGGATTTCCTGACCCTGCAACGGCTCCAGGCGGACCCGAACAGCATCGAGCAGTTGTGCAAGTT